TAAATCGTAATCTGTCAAACACAAGTGGTTGATCCCAAGGTACAACCGCATGAGACATTTGTTGAATCGCCGACCCCCATGACCCGATTCCCCATGTCAGCGATCCCCATTGTGATCCTGCCGTCACTGGAGGAGATACCGGAACGGATGAAAGTGATGCTCCTGATGCGCTCTGCGCCGACATGGTAAATTGTTGAGCAATGCCGGCAGAGCAATAAATAGTAGAATTTACGATAGCCTTCTCATACATACCATCGTTTGATATCAACGCTGACGCCCACAACCATGAAAGCAAAACTCCATTTTCCGTATATTGGGAACTTACGCTAGGGAAAATGTCTGACTGCCACAGACCTGTCAATCCAATCGGAGCAACCACATAGCTGTTACCGTAACGCTGAATCTGATTTGCAGTGAAGGTGTGCGGCCCGTGCCAGACTTTGCGCTCAAGATCATACACCCATTCTTGAAACGGCTGGCCGAGAGCTGCATTGTTTTGCGTCGTCGCTCGGATAGTTTGACCATTACAAGCCGCAACCACACGAGACGGCACTAGAGCCTGGGTGAACGGCACAACCACACCAACGCCCCCCAGACCTAAAGGGTCTGAAATCTTCATGCTCCAATCTATAATCCTAAATCCGTCTTGAGAGAGGAACGCAACTCCGCGAGGAGTGGGAACAATAGACAATGGGGCAATGGTCCCAACAGCTATATTAAGCGAGTTAAGCAAAATCGTTCCTATAGCACCGCCCGGCCCCCAATCTCCTGTAAGTTGAAAAATATTGTTATCCTTGAAAATCAAAAGAGCTTGCGTGATCCCCCCAAAAATATTTTGCTGCCCAAGCACGCCTAGAGCAACTAAGGGCCGGTTGTCACCATATGTCAAAATGAGAGGATTTGTCACAGTAAGCGGAGCTAACACATCACTTGCATAGGTAGCCGGCTGTAAGCCAAGTGGAGCGACAACAAAAAATGCTCTCTGGTTAAACTGCTTCACGAATGTCGCTGGAGATGGGAGTGGATTCACTGCCGTGTTACCAGACGCCCATACTGGAGCGAGAGGATTCGAAACATTAATCCATCCAAAATAACCGTTTCCAGAGCCGTTGAACCCCGGATGAGTAACAAGTATATAGATACCTACTTGGTCCATGGTTGGTGGTTGCCAAGCACCAGACGTTAGTGGGCTTGTCGGTACGTTGGCCGACGTTATTCCGGAAATCGAAATGAATGCACCACCTATGAGATCATAGGCAAACGGTTGGTCCTTGCCGGAATTGAGCGCGCTTGACACCATTCCATAGGCATACTGACCGGTGATGAACAGCGCCGAGATGAACCCCGGAGAGAATGCCGCTTGTGTAGCCGTGAAGACAGAAGCCGCTGGACGAGGAACCCAAATTCCCTGATTCGCCGGGTCCGGTACAAGATTTGTAAGTGCCGACATGATGCCAGGCGGCATGTCGTCAGGAGAGGCGTCTCCACACCCGCTTGGAACGATCTTAATAGGTTTGCTTCCTGTGGGCATCAGACAAGAGCCTGCCTAGCCATTTTTCTCAACCTAAAACGACGCATCGATTGACGAGTAAGCTCTCTATAATATTCAGGGTAGTCAGACCTGTTTCGTCTCATCCGCGCTCGCTCTTCCAAATTTTTCGTCTCTCGCGATTTTACAACACGAGGAATCTCATCGGGATCATCAAACGCAATTGTGCCGCGATAAAGCATAACTAGAAATCCTGCCCCTTCGTTCGGGGTAGCTTTGAGTTGCGCCCTCTCGGGAACTGACGTTCATCCATTTTCATGATGATTGCTCGACCTTCGGAATCATCTTCAAGCTTAAGATACTGACCAAGGAGTAACTGAGATTCCTCAAGGAACGGTTTAGCGGCGGCGCCCGGCTTGAGTAGCTCGCCAGTAAGTCTCGACTTGAGATACATTGCATCGTCAAACCACGGAATGGTTAGCGAGCTTTGGGGACTCGTGATTGCTGCTTGAAGCTTGAAATATCGAATATCGAGATTGATAACTGAAATTGGAGGCGGCCATACATAAAGCGACGGAGGCTCCGTCGAAAAGTCTGTTGCAAAAATCTCAGGATAGCTTGTCGTGGTAGGTAAGAGTCCAACAAGATCGATACTCGAAAGATCATCATTGACCATCTTGTGCGGCGACCCGCCGGCCGAGGCAAACACAACCTCGTCTTGCGCCATACGGAGATAATCTACCGGCAGCGGGTAAGGACCAACGCCAGGAGTTTGACCGATGAACTGAGGCGGGGTTGGGATGCCGGTAAGAACAACTAGCGCCGGCTGTATGTTGATCTTGAGATCATACTTATAGCATAGATCGTCGAGGATCATTTGAAAGAGCTGGCCGGCCTGCAATGAGAACCCGCCGCTGGACGCGAAGGGGGCATTCTTGCGAGCGTCCTGTAAAGCGAGAGTGATGATTTGACTACAGGTTAGCGGCATTGGCGCCGCCATTATCTGACCAGCGGTCTTGCTCGCCGTTGGATAATCCCATAGGATTTTCAGGGGATGGAGAAACTATTTCAAACTGTCCAACCATAGACCTAAGAACACGAAGTTTCCCCTTAATAGAGTCGCACATAGCTACGCCGTTATTGATATTTCTTACCTTGTCATCATGCTCTTTCTGGCCGGCAAGAATCTTTTCCTGTCGGATTTTCTGCTCTGCCGTAGATAGCCCACGTGCAGCGCGCCCCGGATGTTCATCCGCACGATCTGCATATCTCCTGTCTTCTTCGGCAAGCTCTCGCGCAAATCGTTCACCTGATTCAACCAGGTCTTTCCGACCTAGGACGAGGCTTTCTTCAATGTTGCGCAGATCGATCGTCTTAGCCTCGATCTCCGCAAAGATACGCTGGCGTGTCACGGCGACACGGCACTTGTCTAGAATCTCATCAAGCTCTTGCTGAGAGCAATCCTTGGAGATCGTGCTTTGAAATCCGATGGACTTCTTGGAGATGTCGTCGATGAGGGCTTGATACTCGAACCCAAGGAGAGATGCTGGCGTAGCAGTCATGCTACCCTCGAATCGATGATGACTTGCCCGGCGCGAGCATCGATGATCTTTCGCCGGTTCATCTCGCGGTTTGGAGAGCCCATGGATTTTTCATTGTGGTTGGCGCGGAACATCAAATGATTGAGATCGTTCGAGAGAGAACGGCTAACCTGATATGTCATACCATGAACATAAGACTTACCGTCAATAACGAGACCTGTTTCGTTAGCTTGATTGATGAACATGTTTGGAGGAACGTCGATTGTAATTCTCACGAGTTCCTCGGTCTCCATATCGGAATTTGTAGGACGCAGCTTGGCGCGTTCTTCCTCCAACATTTGTGCAAGGAGAGACCTTCGCTCGATTTCCTTGAACTCGGAAAGAGCCTGCTTACGCGCCTCGGCCCGTATCGCGACGCGATCAAGCTCACCAACATCAGAAGTTTCCGCCTGTTGTTTCTTCGGCTCGTCGTCAAATGTCGATTTCATGGCACATGCACCCAACTTGCTCCTGCCGCCGCACGGGCAGAGATCAGGATAGGCCACCCGGTTGCTGGGCTGACCGCGATATAGTCACCTGGCAAAACCTGGAGAACACCGCGATTCGGGATGAAAAGCTGACCCTGACCTGGAATGAAAGCACCCGGAAATATTGGAGCTTGCGCAGCCGGAACACTATCATCAAGGATCGATGTTTGGATTGCCGCCATGTCGGCAGGGAGCAACCCAGCATAAGCAAACTTGATCGCATTCAGCGTGTTGTTCGCGGCGGTTCCTATTGTTGCGAGAGCCATCAGAACCCCTTACGCGAACGTAGTTGAGAACTGAGACGCGCTTTCGAGTCGGATCGCAAACAGATTATTGTCCAGCATGGTTCCGTAATCCACCTTCCAGGTCGCTTCACGAAGCTGGTTATATGGGTCGCTCTTGTCTGCCTTGTCCAGCAATTGCACCTGAATGTCATCAAGCACGACTTGCGTGAACGCATACTTGGCAATGACCCAAGACGGATAAACCGTGACGCCAGTTGTGGGCGCCGAAGGGGGAACTTGAAACACGCCGATCGCCGTGATGATAACAGTCTGCCCGCCTGCAAGCTGCGTGGCCTGACCTTGGAACGGACCGGACAGCGGCCCAGAAGCCGTGACACCCAGATTGGTTGGAGGCGCGGCGGCGGTGCCGATGTAGACGTTGAAGGTATTTGCCGACGCCGGCAGCACTACCGAAATCGATCCGTTAGGGCCGGTCACGGAAAGAGAACCAGACACCTGGTGGATCACCGTTTCGTACTGGCGCATCGGGTCCGACTCGGTGACGATGATCGTATACGTCGCCAAGGTCGGCAAAGACCCGGCGGTCCCTGGAGTGCCGGTTATCAGGGCCGCGCCAGTGAAGGTCGGAACCATATTCGACGCCACAACCCGGCACCCGGCCCATTGCCCAAACTCGGAATTATAGAGCTTGTTCACATCGGAATAAGCCGACGCTTGCTGGAACCCGGATTGCATCCGGAGATCACTGGCGACGAAGCGATGACAAACCATGATGTAATGCGGCGAAGGCATCTTGCGGGCCATCGCGTCGGCATCGCGGTGAGCATCTATCTTCGGATTTACATCCTCGGTTCCATCCCACTCGTAGGCGCCGAGGTTCGAGAGCTGCGCAACGGAGCGCTCTAGGTCCGTAGTTGTGAGTACGTTACCAGCGGCGAGCGCCGCCCTCGAACCAACTGAATTTGCCGTGTTGACTTGGGTAAACCCGAGCATGGTGTTGAAGGTGTTTCGCTCAAGAGTCTCGGCCGCTTGGATCGAGATAAGCTCGCGCGCCTTCGCCAGCGTGTCGTGCTTGATCGTGTAGGTTGCCCTATCAGAAAGCAGGACGAGCCCGCCCCATTGCTGCACGGTAACCGTGACCTCGGAGACAGTCATCGGGTTGCCAGCCGAAGCCACAGCCTCTTGCAACGGAGCGTTAGGGAGAGCGAGCCGGTTGAACCTGACCTTCGTATAGGTCGTACCCCTGCCCTTCGGCATTTTCTTGGGCTCGCCAAGAGGGTACACAACGAGTCGATTCTGCGTCAACGGCAGAAGCTCGTCAGCAATAAGGTTCTCGATGTCGGAAGAAAATTGAGCGAGAAGATTGAGTGCCATGCACGTGTTCTTTCAAATCGCGTGCACGCGCGGCACTTGATGAGCAAGGAAACCGGGAGTGCAACCCCGGCTTTCGGCCGCCGCCTATCCTTGCTGTTTAAATCACATCTCCAAAACGCCTGCTTCTAACATTCGTTTCATGGATTCCTGAGCCTTGGTCATGCCGGTCGATTTGCCGGAAACGTTGCTTGATGCGGGAGTCATCTTGGCGGCCTGCTTGGCGGTGTTCGCCTTGCCGACTGCAGCCGCCGTCTTGACTGCCTTCGCTCCATTGGTTCTCATTTCGCGACCTATCTTGTGGTCTAGAAGATCGATGCGGGAAACGGTCAGCCTTGTGCCGGCCTGAATGGCTTGGGTTGCAAGCTGATTATAAAACTGCTCGACCTCACTGGAGTACTGAGCGCGCTTTGCCGATGACCATCCCAACTCCCGCTGCGCCTTATCAAGCTCCGTATCGAACTTGATTTGATCAATTTGCGACGACGTGCGCTGCTCGATATTGGCAACCAGGCTTTGATTTTCCCTATTGCCCTTCTCTACAAAATAAAGGACCCGCTGCTCTGGGTCCATAGCATCGATGCGGGCTTGCTCTTCGCGCGGGTCTTGCCGATGCGCTGTACGAAGCTGTTCAAGCTCACGGCGATTTCGATCAGCTTCCTCGCGCCAATACCGCGCTTCTGCTTCCCGCGCGTCATCACGGGTCTGGCGCCCGGAGACAGGCTCGCTGGCCGGCTCGGTATCCTCGACCACAGCCTCGCCGCCGTCGCTCCCTTGTTGGGTCGAAGACGGCTCGTTCTCGACGGGCTCTGGCGGGTCTTGTTCTAGTTCCATGATCATCCTTTATATCTAGTGTTGAGTGTCGTCAACTATCAAGACTTACGCTTCTTGGACATCGCCACAGCCACAGCTTGCTTGTCCGCCGTTTTCTTACCAAACTTAGCTCTTGTCTTTGTGTATGTCTTGCCGCCGTGAAATTCTGAAATGTTTTCGGAAACGACCTTTTTTGACTTGCCACGCTTAAGGGGCATATCTCTAACCTGCATTAAGGGGATACCAGGGCACACAGCCGGATATGGAGAGAACTTCCCCTCTTCAATAGGCTGCGTAACTATCGGAGTATAATATCTCACCATGAATGTCGTCAATTATCAAGACTAGACAAACTTATGTGCGAGGGTCTGCGGATGCAACCCAAGACGAGCCGTTAAAGAACCACCATGCATTAGAAGTATTAAGAGCATAGAATCCACCAGCAAAATAAAGCAAGGTTGCCACGCCAGTAGAGAACCCAACTGTGGCTCCGTTTTTATAGACAACCCCTCCCGATACAGTCCAAACTGCGCCACTGTCGTCAGTGATTTGAGTTAGCGGTCCAATAGTTGGCGCCGCTATAACTACCGCAGTAGGCGAGCTAACCATCGGCAAGCTTGCCCCATCAGAGTTATTTGATATAACTTGGCTTTGCAACACAAATCCAACGTCAGCCGTAACTGGAGTATAGGTCTGGCTTGTCGCTCCTGGAATTATATTGCCATTTCTAAGCCAATTATATGTATAAGACGTTGGCGCATTAAGCCAAATTCCCACTGTTGTAATGAGAATTCTACCGGGTTGAGCTATTCCGGAGACTATCGGTTCACCAGGATTTGTAGGAATTGTCATTTGATCTCTCTATGTGCTGCCATAACCATATCTTCCGGCCATCTGGAGGCTTCTGGCCAAACCTCTAAACATAATCGGAACCCGGCAATTGCCGGCTTTCCATTAAAAAATGGAACAATACACTGCATCTCTAACCAAGACTCAACATCGTGAAACACGAGATCAGGGAGTCTAATTCGCCTCTTAGAAAGGGCTCCGTCTAACATAGACAGAGCGTCAATGATCTCTAACCTCATGTCATTAAACCTGATTCAGGATATCCTGAACGTCGTGAGCAAGAACATGGTGGAGCAATGGCTTCGCCAACAGCGCCGCCGAGACAAGCATGGCGTTCATCTCATCAACGATCTCGTGTGGAGAGCGAAACACTGGGTCCTTGACGGCGAGAGAGCGAGCCTTGCTGACGATCGCAAGATGCGCCTCGCAATGCGCGAGGGCGTTGATTACGGTTCCTGTGGTCATTGTGGCTTACCTACTCCATTCGGTTGCCGGATAGCCCCCGGCGGGCTTTTGTGGCCTGGAGGTGGCTTTGGCTGTCCTCCAGGTTTTGGCTGTCCAGCGGGTCCGCCAGGGCCGCCCATAGCCCCCATGACGGCAGCTTGCGCCATGGACTGAGCCACCTTCACTTTCGCGGCGGCCGGATCAGTCTTGGCAAGCTCATTAAGGTCTTGAAACACGAGGCGGCCACGCTGAGGACCAAAAAGAGAATCGACAAGAGGAATAACAAGGGGAACGACATTGAGCACATAGCCAGGATAAAGCTGAGGTGGAATAGACCTGAGAACGTTGAACCCGGCGATTTGCTGTTGAAGCTGTTGCGCATTACGGACCTGCTCGACTCCATCCCAACGGAACTCATACCTTGCACCAAGCTGAATCGGCTCGATCGCTTCCATCTTCGTCGCCATGCCCATTTCGCCGTAGCTCCGAACGGTGATTTCTTCGTCACGAAACTGGTGATCCATATCGACAATGAGTTGAACCCACGGAGTCAAAATTCCTTCCTCGATCACGGACACGGCGTTTGCCGTAGTGAGCAAATCAATCGCGTGCTCTTGCGCTTGCTCGGCCGCATTAGGTTTGCCGCGACGATAGGATTGAGTGATCATAGCCGGGTTGACGGAAAGAGTTTGCATGATCATGGCTTCGAATTGCTGAATGATCGCGCCCGCGTCTTTCCATAGCTGCGGAAATTCCAAGACCCTCGTGCCGTTCGGGTTGCACTTCCACACCGCACCCATGGCTATGATCATCGAATCGTATCGAGGGTTGAGAACTGGGTCCGTCATCACAATCGGGCTCATCGCCCTCACGGAGGAGTCGGCTCCCTCATTCGCCATGTCGTTTATGAAATATTGGAGGTCGTCTACAGTTTGTAGGATTGATCGTCCTTTGTAGCTGCCATGCACGCGACGTGCAGGGGCACCAATGAGGGGGAGGCGATCGCACCACAACGGATTGCGATGCGCGTGAAGAACGTGGTCCTTCCCGGCGAAGAAGCATTGAACGATCGTATCGTCGCCCTCAATATCAATTTTAGTCCATATCTCATAAACAAGTGCATGTTTGCCCCTTCCCGATCCTTGGACCCCCGCTTCCCATGCGGTCTTCTTTTCTCGATCCACAGTCCCTTGCCGTGATGGCTCCTTGGACATGTCCTTGATCAGCTTG